GTTCTATCACTTTTTCTACGTTCTTTAAACATAGCTTGTATTTCAGATTCATCACTTTGATAACTAACTGTTGAATAATAATTTGCAATTAAATCATCTGCGTTACCTGTTTTGTATCCACCGTATTTTTGGTTATACCAAGTATTAGCTTGTTGTGCCATCATTTCTTTTGCATAATGGTCATTTAAATCTCCAAAAGCTTGTGAGTCTACAGGTATATTTGTTTCTAACGCCATAGGTTGTAACATTTCTGCAGGCAACATAGGATACCTATCTGTTAATGCAGTAAACCTAGTTTCAAACTGTGGGTTTCTATCTAAGAATTGACGTGCTTGTTCACGCCTATTTTCTTCTCTAATGCCTTGTTGAGCAAATGCTTTTTCTTCGAGGAAGTTTAACACTAAAACCTCTGTGATTGTCTTGTGCTAATTAACTGTGTAAGTAATGTATTTCCTGGATTTCTTACTGACATTTCCTCTAATAGTATATCCATGTCGTTTTGTAGCGATTCATCTGCTATACCATCTTGATTTATATCAATAATATTTCCTGCAGTAGGAGCTTGATATTGTCTTTCTGTAGGTCCATATAAAGTTTGTGATATTTGTTGTTGTGGCATTGGAATAGGTTCTACTTTAGGTAAACCTCCTCCAGCACGTTGTTGTGCAACAAACTCTTTATTTGCACCATAATCAGCGTCAGGAAGCCTTCTAAGAGGTTGTTTTTTATTTCCTGGCCCTCCGTCAGTTCTATTCCTATTTGGAGTAGCTACTGGAGCTGGGTTGCTAGGTTGTCTATATCCGCCTCTGTTAGAACGTTTCTTTGCCATTATAAAAATCCTTTGTAATTAATATAATAATTCCAGGACTAGGTGTAATAATTTCTTCAACGTTTTCTGAAAGTATATCTAATTCGTCAGTTACGCCATATTCTTTATACACTAAATCCCAGAACTCTACATCAAAATAATTTTGCATTCTACTATATTCCAAATGCTTGAGCCATTGTTGGTACATTTTGTCCTCCACCTTGCATCATCTGTTGTTGCATCATTTGTTGTTGTATCATAGCTTCTTCTTCAGGTGACATCTGTGGCTCTTGTGGAGTATAGAACTGCTTCATAATCTCTGTTATTGCAGATGGATACTCGTAAATAGCTATTGCAGCCATTGTTGCTGCAGGGTCACCTTGTGCAGACCTTGCTAAAATACTATCAAACAATACTTGTTCAGCTTTGCTTTTACGTATTCTTTCTTGTACTTTTGCTATGTTTTCTAAACCATCAATATTATCTTGTAATGTTTCTACGTCTATAACACCTGCTTGTAATAATTGCAATCCAGTTACAATTTTTTGTGGTTCATCAAAACCAGCCATAACTCCGTAAATACGTCTAGTTTTAAAGTCACCACCAATATCAGCGAGTGGTTGATAGTTTTCTGCAAATGAAGAACCATTTAAGAAACCTGCCATTGGTTTTTTAGTAATGCCTTGTGAATAAGATAGTATTACATCCATCTCTAATCTTTTAGCATCCATTTGTGTTACAGCAGATTTTATAATATCTCTATACTCACTAATCATAAGTGACATAGTGCTATTAAGTTCTGACAAACCTGCACCAGTAACAAATGAGTTAGGTGATTGGCTATCGTCTGTTACAGGATAACCACCTACCATACGCAATTGTCTTTCCAATCTATCTATTTGTTGGAATAACTGATACGGCATATTATTCATTGGTTTAGAAACTTGTGTACCAGGAGCTAGATAGTTAACAGCAAATCTACCTTTACGATATTGTCCTGATTCTATCTCACCTGATATGTTGGTTTCTGTAAAAACAGAATCTTCCATTGCTATTGCTGACATAATGTTTATTTTTGCCATCATTGCCATCAAACCTATAACATGGTCATATTGTCCTTTTAGTTGGTCAAAAGACACACGCTTCATAAATACAAATGGTGGAGTTGATAGAACGTTAGGTATAAAATCTAAAATCATGTTACGTTCTGGGAATACTACATAAGTACCACCCATGTCGTAGTACTCAATAATTCTTACACCAGAATAAGTATTGTCTTCCCAGTTTTGTTCTCTGTTGTTTTCATATGACATAAAAGGTGCAGCTAAGTCACCATTAAGCTCATCACCTTCATCATCATCTTGTTTTAAAATTTGTTCTGCAAACTCTGGATAAATTTGTGCAAGTTTGTATCTAGGTATTCTTCTAATAACAGCCATTTCTCTAGGTTGTTGGTCAGGACCAAAGTTACCTGGAAATGTATCGTAAGGGTCACGTAGTTCTGCACTTGGATAAACAAATCCGTTAGTATCACGTTTTGTTGTAATTACCCAAGCACAATAACCATAACCAGGAAGCCATCTAGAAGCTTGTTGCAACTGGCTAAGTAAATTTTGTTTTTCATCATAGTTAGTAACAATACGTTCTAATTTTTCTGCACGTAGTTTACTTCTAGTAGAATCATTATCGTTAGGTACATCTACTCTAACTTGTGGTATACCTGCTACTTTTTGTGCAAGTCGGTCAATACCAGATTGCAACATGTTAGGAGCTGGTAATAAATCAGCATCAGAGGTTTCCATTGTATTACCTAATAATGCTTTTATACCATCTGAACCACCATTAAGAATTGCTTTTATTCTAGCTTTTTGTACTTGTCTTTCTTGTACTAATTTACCAGATGTAAGTTCAGCAGCATTCTGGACAATCTCTTTGTATGTTTTAATATCTAAATTTTCTATGCCCATGGTGCTTCGTTCATATCTGTCATCTTATAATCTCCATAACTAGGACTATAGTCTAATCCTATATCAGCAGCATGCTCTTTTTGCATACGCCTAAAAACCTTCATTGGAAACCAACTTGCCATAACTATATCAGTTTTTTCCTTGTTTCGTTTAGAAACAGGTTTACCATCAAAGTATAACAGTTGTTGTCTGTATTTCTGCACTTTAGCATTAGATTCTCCATCACCAGTAGGTAAGTGTATTCTTCTATCTTCAAATAAATCAGCCATTGCACCTACACCATAAAGTGGGTCATGTTTGTTTTTACCTGTTAAATGTCCTTGTACAGTTATACCAGTACGTAATGTAAATTCTTTTATACCTTCGTCCATGCGTATAGCAGATTGAAATCCGTTTTCCTCTACTATCCAATGTCTACAATCGTACTCGTGTAACCATATTGCCATTTGGTCTAACGCAGCTCTAATACCACCACCACGTTTGTTTTCTAAATCAACTAAATACAACTCACCTCTGTACTGGTCTATACCCCACAATACTGATGCTTGGTAACCACTTGATGCAGGGTCTAATCCAGCAACTAAATATAAATTTTTATATACCTGTCCTAGTACTAAGTCAGGTCGCATACATTGGTCAATCATGTTCATAGTAAATATTTGCGTACCTTCTACATATGCTTGATTAAAATAAACCATTTCGAATGTTTGCCTACCACCTGTAGATTCAGCAGAATGTAACCTAGACATTAACCATTTAAAAGTTCTTTTACCTGGCCATAACATACAATCAGTATGTTCTTCTTCTAAGTGTTCTGGTATTTGACAATCTAATTCGTGTGCAGTTTCTACTATGCTTATAAAGTTATCTGATTCTAATAAGTGATTATATAAATCATCAGGGTGCTGACGTGAGCCAATAACAATAACAGCTGTATGTTCCTCTTTACGACTTGATAGTGTAGTAGTCCACCATTGTCTTGTACTTTCTCTAGCACCAGGTTGCATAGTAGTTTGATGGTCCTCAATGTCGTCTGCAATAATTATGTCACAGTCACGTGATAGAATCTTACCACCTTTACCTACAGCAACCATTGTAGGTGATTTAATACCTGCAACTGTTCTAGTACCTACAGTAAATTGGTTTTGTGACCAGTTTTTACCTGACCTGTTATCTGGTTTAAAGCTAGTACCTGGTAAACAAAAATCTTCTTGTAATTCTTCATTAGTATCTAGTACGTCAAGTACAGCAGATAACGCATTCTTAGCTATATCTTCGTTACCACCTACCCACATAATACGTACGTTAGGGTTTTTGCATATCTGATATACAGCAAAGTGTATTAATAACTCTGTCTTTCCATGTCGTGGGGGTGACAGTATCAATAATTCTTTACCGTGTTCTATAGAATCTATAATGTTATTTATCCAGTTAGTGTGAAATTCTGCAGTATCATATTTTTTGCCCAGTTCAGTACGAAAATATCGTTGTCGGAAGTTCGAAAAATTTTCTAATGCAGCCTGCGCATCTTCGCTTAGTTCCCAATCTTCTGCGGCTATAGTGTTTTTAACATCTATTTTGTAGGCAGCAAGCATACGACTGACAGTAGCAGCTGTGCAACCAAGGAGGGAAGCTGCGTCTACTACTGCCATATCGCCAGTTGCAACTTGTTCAGCTATTCCTTCGCTTACGAAAGCTCGGTAATGCTGCCCTCGTCTAACAGAAGCGTAGTCGCCTTCGTCAGACTTACGTTCTATATTAATAGGTTTTTTGTCAACTGTCTTGTTATGTTTTTTATCTCTGGCAAATTGGCGTTTTCTGCACTTATCAGAACAAAATTTAGCTTGTCTACCTTTTAATTTCTTCCTACAACCCTCTGCTATACAGATTACGTTATTTACGGTATCGACCATTATTGTCTAACTTTCCTTAGATGTTTGTATAGACAGAATTATATGCTATAGTTCCATTAAATACAAACACTAAACCATAGTATTTTGTAACAGGTAAAGCGGTGACCGGGACATCAAAAGCTGCTCACAGAGTAATCTGTACACTAGAAAGACAAAGGCAGTACCCAAGAACACTAAAAAAGGTTTAGTCAGAATCAAACACCCCAATGCCCGCTCATGCCTGAAAACATTGGGTCTTACAAGATTTACCAGCATATTTTTTATGACTTACATTATATATAATGAAAGGTCAAGTTAACATATGGTAGTCATACATACTCTACATACTAAATATTTATAGATAGTACAGACTTTATATGTATATAGTACAGTATGTGTCCTTCCGACTATGAAAGTCGGACACATACTTACTAGATACTATTTTTTAAAGTCATATGGTAGACATTTAAACTACCTTAACACTTTATATAAATACTAGACAATAATAAGTACAATAAATTAAACATTAAGTTGCTTGCCTTCCGACTACGAAAGTCGGCAAGCACTTATGAAAGGAAATAACTATGAAATGTAATCTATGTAATGGAACTATCGCTTTAGTATCAGATATATGCGAGTTTTGTATAGCTGATATGCAATATGTTGATTTAAGCTACAGCGAGTTATCTTAATTTCTCCTTGTGTATACAACATACAGCACTACTTCCGACTATGACAGTCGTAGTGCTGTTTGTTATATATACTGTATATAACATGACATATAAACTATAAATTAAAAAAGAAAGTGAGGTTAATTATGTCAAAACCATTAAGATATGGGCCGGTAACTTGTCCGATAACAGGTAAAACACTAACAACCTATAGCCAATTAACTGCTGTTAATTACTATTCACCAAAAGCTGGTGAAGTTGTTACTAAGTTTCTTAACTTAGATAATCAAGCACCAGAAGTTAAAGTGCATACAGACGCTATTAGAAATGCTATTAGTGAGTTGTACAAACTTCATGGTCAAAGTCCAGAAGTAATTGCATATCGTTCTGGAGTATCAACAGATATAGCTGAAGATACAGCAGTAGAAAATGCAAATGCTGAAACATTAGAACCAGCTGAAACTTTTTAGTAAGTTCTTAGTACCTATCATCCGCTTTGGTAGGTACTATAGAATTTATTATGTGAAAGGAGATACTATGAAAGATAAATTCAAAAGAAAAAAGGTATGTAGAGTATGTTTACTACCAATCATTTTCAAAGAAGATGCATGGTGGCGACTATCTAATAGTAACAATAAGTGGTATCCACTAAACATACATGACATGGACTGTAGAGTTAAAGTCATTATAAATGGCGAGAACGAATGGAAAGTGTCAAGCAAATCTTTAAATAATATAAATCAAGCTAGTTT